TCGAAACAGAGCAGGAAGAGAATTTATATTAAAGGAAACTAAAATGCAAAAAGTTATCAATGTCATTGCTATTGCGTCTGGCGTTGTATCTCTTACCGTTATTGGCGTTAGCGGTTACGTTTATGTACAAAGGGATGCAATCCTAGATGGAGTAAAAGCTAAAGTCCAAGAAGCAGTCATGGGATCACTAGGTGGATTCGGTGGTACTGGTGCTCTTGAGGGTATTGGTGGAGGTGCTGGCGGTGCAGTCGGTGACTTCGTTCAACCAACTACCCCTAGTGCATCTGCCCCAGAAGCACCTACTCCTGACTTCGGCACAGTACAACTCTAATGATTGAGTTGTTGGAGAATCCATGCACACCAGAGTATAGAGATTTTAAATCTCTGGTGTTGTCTGATGATTTTCCGTGGTTCTATGAGAAGAATCCAAAGGATGACTTCTCATTCTACTCACACGTATTAATAGAGAGACCTCATTATGATAGAAGGTATCCTATTTCTACATCTCAGTTTACAGACTTAGCAAATGATGTCTTCAATGACATCGTTAACCATAATAATTTACAAGTCGATTGCCTATATAGAATGAATATTAATGCAGTGCATCCTTGGTTTTATAATCCAGATACTACTGCACCTCATTTAGACCACGACTTTCCACACAAGAATTTTTTACTATACTTCACTGATGCAGGTGGAGATACTATATGTGAAGGTCAGCGTCACGAACCTATTGAAGACGATGTTATTATATTTGAAGGTGAGCATTGTCATAGGTTTCCTCTTAGAGATAGGAGGGTAGTACTAGTAGCAACTTACAACTAATGGATTTCCAGAAAGTAACAACAGGAGTAACAGCAGCAGCAGTTATAGGTACTGGTGCTACCGTTGGAGTTAACCATCAGATTGATAAGATGAATGACGGTCCTAAGAAGAGACAGGATGCTCAGATAGAAGCAATTAGAGAAGTAGTAAGAGAAGAAGTATATCTACAGATTAAAAACGCATGGCCGAAGACATCAGGTCCTGTTAAAGGTCTTATAAATCCTACAGCAGATTATAAACAAGAGGTACCCAAGCGGTGACAATACCTAACATTGCTGTACCTGATACTGCTGTACAACCTATTGTAATTAATGCTACAGGTATCAGGGATATTCGTAATGTCTGGACATGGAGGACAGGTATAAACAATATTCAGATAGCAGAGCTACGCCCTTGGGAGACAACCTCTTCAGTAATTACACCTTTGGTACCACCCGTAGTGTTAAGTATCGGTCAACCTATTGTTGACATGCCTGGGTGTGTTAAGGTACATAAGGAGAATGTTAAGAGAGATCCATCTCGTAATAAGAATTTAGTTAATGATGACCCTAAAGGTAATGTAGTATTATGTGACTCAGGTATGCCATACTATGAGCCACCTAACTATGATGCTAGGGAGTTAACATGGCAGACAGTATATCAACCACAGGAAGAGGTTGAGGAAGGAGTAGATGTGGGTGATGTAGAGACAGATTTTGAGACACCATCACCACCTGAGATACCACCTGAGACTGCTGGAGAAGTAGAGTGTCCTCCACCTAATGCTAGACGTATAGGTGATAGGAATCAGAAGGGTGATGAGCAAGTAAAAGAATATAAACTAACACCTGATGGTAAGATCTGTGAGACCATTTGGGAACCAGTACCACCAGTGGAACAGTTTCTACCTACCGTAGGTACAGTAACAACCACAGCAGTCATAGCAACAGTTGCAACTACCTCTGCTTTATTTGCAAAACCACTGGCAGATCTCCTATTGAAGGTGATCAAACCAGTGGTTAAGAAGGTTATGACTAAGGTTAATTCTATTCTTGGTCGTCAGACTCGGAGACCGTCCCGATCTGAAGTGTTGGCAGACCAGTACCGTTTGAAGAAGGGGTTACTTCCACTGAAGAAGACTGTAAAGAAGAAGAAGTAGTAGGTTGAGTCCACTTAGGTTGAGGTAACTGATGCTCGTGTGGAATTATCTGACCACCTGCTGCTGTTACTACAACGTCGGCACAAACAGAATGATAAGGACTTGCTGGATGGAAAAATATACCAGCTTTTTTTAATTCTCCACAATTTTTTAACCTAGCTAATTCAAAGTCTAGCCGTTTATTAGATACTAATTGTTGTTGCATCTCTATCTGAGCAGCAGCTGCCTGATGGCACTGCTTAACTAACTTCCTGTTCAATGGTATAGACAGAGTAGCAGAGAGACCTAGGTTTAATGACTGGTTAGCAGACATGTCAGTCCTAACTGGTTTGTACCATGTAGGAGTCATCTTACCACCAGTATTAACTACGTCTGGCACACCATCTGGACCATCTATATCCATCTCTATCTGTATATCAGCACCATCTTCAAACCATCTACTACCATCTGCCTTAGTCCTTGTGTCATACCATGACTCCCAAGGATAGTTTTTAACAGTGACAGTCTGTTTAGTAGTCTTACCACTGGTATCTGTCAGATTATATTGTGGTTCATCAAAGAAATCGACCCAAGGATCTTTCCGAGAGTCGGCAAATTGTACATAAGGAGTCACGTCAAAGGTACTACCCTGACATTGGACACCACCACCATAGGTGTTGGTTATGTATGGACCTTGTAAAACTTGTATTGCCTGGTTGGTTACTGAGCCAGAACTATTAGCGATAGGGTTCGCTGTTGCTGATACACCACCCACCTCTGCTCTTGCAGGTAAAGTTTGCACACTGAGAAGTGCTGCAATTACTGGGTAAACGTACTTGTTGTGTCTGTTACGGATTTTACGGTGGTGACTCTTTGTATTAGGGTCTGGTTGGTGACCCCTGGTCCTTGATAGCTTTGTACGAATTGAAATGCCTCCCCTGGAGTCGTTATCGTAAACGTCCCGTTGCTTCCGTTGAAGTCTAAGTTGTCGAAGGATGAAGTTACTGCTCCTGTTACGGCTGCTTCTCCTGATCCTACGGACGGATTCACCGTCACTGTTGATGTATTCACGTTGGGGTTTAGTGCTGCTCCATCGTTTGAAACGCCTACCCCACTCACTGTGTATTCCCATCCTGTCCTCATGTCAATCGAATTTATGGTCTCCGTAATCGTAGACTCAGTTTCCGTGTGGCTCGTCATCGAGCCTTGTTGGAAGTTTGGTACCACTGGGACCGCCAGGGCAGGTGCAGCAACGACACTTGCACTTACCACAGCAGTCACATATAGGGCAATCCTCTTCTTCATTATGTATCATCCTAGCGAATGGTAACCTCTGTAACGAATTGTCCCGTAGCCGATGTACCAGAACCTCCAGCTGTTAGAGTCATGGCACCCGAACTTAAAATAGTTCCAGCCAAGGAACCAGCGGTACCAGGGGCAGTGGAGACTATATTACTATAACCAAGCACGTCACCTACGTCCGCAGCAGTGGTCACAATAGCATCACCAGTAGTTATATTTTGTGTAAAACTATATGCATTTCCTTGGGTTGTCTGTGCTACGTCAGGCAGGGCAAAAGTTGCTACACCTGCTGTGCTGACAGCAGAGATGCCACCCAGATCACTAGCTGCACTACCACCAGAAGGTGTAATAGTTGTGCTGACTCCAGATCCACTGGTGCTATATGAATTACCTGCTCTTGACACTGAAGTATAACCCGCATCTACTTGGAGTTGCGTAGAGCTACTAAGTCTATGAGTCAGGTCGGCACGAGCTGCTGTGCCACTCATCAAAATCATACCAAAAAGCAAGAATGCTTTTTTCATTATTCCTAAGTAGAAGTACTTCTATTTAGCAAAAACCGTACTGTAACAAATGTACTATTTCGGATACCCCTACTGCTAGTGGCCAAGGTGTGTGCTATAAATATATGTGGATGCCGAAAGGATCCACACAACACAAACTCGCTTACAAAGGAGCTATTATGTCTAACATACAAAGGTACCGTAGTGCTGATCTACCAGCATTAATGGATAAAATTTTTACTAACTCACTAGGGTTGGATGATTACTTCGACAGCTTTAATGCTATGGAAACGTCGAACTATCCACCCTATAATATTGTTCACATTAATAATCATGAGTCCAGACTAGAGGTTGCACTCGCTGGATTCAAGAAAGATGAGGTTAAGGTATTTACTGAGTATGGAAAACTACATGTGGAAGGTGTCAAGGACACCCCTAAAGAGACCACCGAGCAGTATTTCCATAGAGGACTCGCAAAGAGAAGCTTTAAACGCTCATGGACTGTGGCAGAAGACACAGAGGTTATTGATGTTTCATTCGAGGATGGTCTATTGGTAGTTAAACTTGGTAAGGTGGTACCTGAGCACCATGCTCGTAAGGATTACCTATCGTGAAACGAACACCAGGTGAGATAATCATGCACCCCTTATGGATAGGACCTGTGATGGTATTGGGTTTCTTTGTAATGATACAGACCCTTCATACCGTCACCCACTGGAGGATGGAGATAGATGCTGATGCATACTGTCGAAACAATGCTGAGTGGGTGGAGTCACAGACAAACGATGATGATTACTAACATATATAAAATACAACAGAAGAGACCCAAGGGTCTCTTTTTTATTTGGACTTGATATGAACATGTATGTTAATTTGTGTACTCAGTACACAAACAAGAGCGATACACTCACTGTGGACCTACCACCTGAGTATTCCGATGAATTCATGCAGATGGTGCATGTGTTAGCAGACGAGAGAAATATTTCAGCAAGACGTGCATTTGTTGACATGGTACGTTATACTTATTACAACCTGTTGGAGGGAACCAATGATAAAAATCGCAAGAATGCAAAACGGGGAAGACGTAGTAGCGGACGTTAAAGAAATCCGTGCTAACGAAACCGATACTCAGGCACTTGCGTATGAATTTGAGAATGCTTTTACTGTCTCACTACTACAGTCTAGTAATGATATGTTTCAAGGTGCTGACAGTTATCAGGATGAGGAACCACCTGACCCTCTCGATTCACTGAGTGACCTAAGGTTACAATTCTTTCCTTGGTCTCCTCTTAGCACAGGACGTAACGTTGTAACACTATTTTCTGTAGTGTCTATGTCCGACCCACACCAGAATGTACTGGAGGGTTATCACAACGCACTTGAAAAGTTAAAATCACTTAAAGAAACCAATGCTGAAGGTATTACTACTGAAGACAGCCCCAGAGATGTATATTTTGGGGAAGATAACGGAGATGGATGATGAGCCTTCGCTCCTTGTTGACGAGACCTTCCAAGTGAAGGGCAGTGAGACTGGAGACGGAGTGGATTTAATTCCATACCCCCATTACTCATCCAATAGACACATCTTCTTG